TCATCGAAAGCCAGCCTCAAGACGGTTAATCACCATTTCAATTTCGTTTTTAGTCTGTGTTGCAGTATCTATAAGAGGGTTGAGTACACCTTGACCTTCCCGTGAAACATCAACAACGTCAATCAACTCTTCAGTCATGATATCAAGCACCTCTCTATGTTTGCTGATATCTCTGAATGGTCTGAAATAAAAGCAACCGTAACAGCTACGCACTTTCTGAAGGTGGCACAGTTTCTGGTGTCTTTCGCACCCCCCAACGCGCTTAATTAACTTGCCCCGAATAATTCCTGAAACAAAGTATCCCTGCCATTCAGTTTCATCCACCGAATAACCCGTTAAAAGCAGTCCCACCATGCCTTTCCAGACAGGATTCGAACCAAGCGCTTTGTGTTTTAATAGGGCGATATCTGGGGTCGCTTGAATGTAATAACTGGCAGCAACCGTAGAAGCATGACCAAGCACCATGGCTATTTCTTCCGCTGACGCATTTAACATAGCCATACTATGACCAATATTGTGTCGGAAGTCATAGAGCGTATATGTAGGGGTATCCATCCGCTCATCTGCAATAGCGACCTTTACGTCATCAGGCTGGATAAACAGCAGTGCATCGTTGAGAGATTTATGCAACTGCTGGGATAATGAGCGCTTCTTATTGCCGTCATAGGGATACAAAGTATCCCCATTTTCAATATTGAAGCGCTTCTTGTATTCATCAATAATGCGACCAATTTCGCTGCTCAACGCGACTGGTGTAGTCGAGTCAGTCACTGCGCTTTGCTTGACTAATGGAACCGCTATTAAATATCGCTTCAAGCCAGTTTTATGATTCATTGCATGTAGTTTGACAGAACCACCAATCAGCTTTGCAAACTGTTGAGGACGGCAACCGACGGCATAAGAAATTGCCAAAACAGATAAGTCTTTTAGTTCTTGGTCGTTAAGAGTTGAAAGTCCCTCTGGCGTGCCGAACTCAACCAGTCGATTTACTATCAGGTTTTTGAAGTGGGTAGGCATGGCGGCTTCGACATCTTGATAGCGAAGGAATGGATCGGTGGTAGATGGAACAGGTAAGCGAACCAATGACTCTAGATCGTCAATGTCAAAGTCAGGGAACCCCATTCTTACAAGATATCGAGTAAACGATTTAACTTCGAAATATCCGTGGGCTTTGTTAGCAGCAGCACGAATTTCAAGCCATTTATAAAATGTCCCGTAGGAGACGTCTTCTAACGATCTGATAGCGCTCTTGATTTCTGTAAACTTAACTGATGGTAGCGGGGCTAGGTGTCCAGAAGTATACTTTATCACCAATAATTTCAACAGTTTATTCCATTCAGGAGACAGGTCAAACTTGAGAACATGAATACGTCCCAATCTGACATACTCCCAACGGTCACTTTTCGTTTGAACGTGGGAGGTATCATCTTGGGCTGCTACGTCAATAGCCATCACAGCAGGTAAATGTAAGTCATTAATAAAGGCTTTCTGCGCTACCGTAAAGGCTGGCTCTAGGTTTGGGCTACTCGTTTGGTGCAGATGTGTTACGTTACTCATTGTTACTTCCTGCAAGAAGGTTAAAATGTTGTATTGTTTCTACCATGGAAGTTCCTCGTCAAACTCGTAAATGGTGACGCCAGTTTTATGGCTATTATAGACACGCATTAGCGTTTCATTTGCCTTACGCATTTCGAAACGTTTCGCATATTTGGAGGGCATGGTTGACTTGAGAGACCATCCGCCAAGTGTCCGTAATTTATCTCTAACCTCCGCCATTATTCCTTTTATGTTCACTGCGCCTGCCTCAATGAATTCATGTTTGAGCTTGTCATATAAGTTTTCCATTGTGCCGAAAGCCCACGTATGCCTTAGCCAGTGAGGAGAGATGCTTTTTGTTATAGATTCGGCATACTCGGGATCGAAGTGCTCTGGGAAGTGCTTCTTAAACGATTCAGTGACAACCTTAAATTGAGTCATTACAGTCGAGTAACTCGACGGCTTAAAAGGACTGGTGCTCGCTGAAAAGATAAAGTCGTGCTTGGCTTCTGGAGATCGAATAAACCTGTAATAGGTCATCAAGTTCTTGTAGTCATCAGCAGTAATGTGAATGTGTCGGTTACTAAACTTTGTCTTAATCTGAGGCTTGTTATTTCGCTCATCTTCAATGGCAGAATCATCTAATGCATCATCAGATAGATTCCTGACACTCATAATCCAACTGTTCTCGACGGTTCGTGATTTTTTGAACGAATTCTTTCGAAGGAGTAGGGACTCGCCAATGCGCAATCCGTACTTAACAAGTAAGTTTGTTAAGAGGTAATTTCGCATTTGAACTTCATAGGTGACAATAGGATTGAGAGGGTTCTTTTTGATCAACTCCCATTCAATAACTCCCGTTTTGTCGTTCTTTAGCGGCTTCATCACATCTGGCAGAAGCACTTTGAAGAAATCCACGTATTGCTCTTCAGTCAAACTCTTCAAATCATCGAAATTGGTGGTGGTTTTAGCAGCAGACTTATTGAATTTATTGAACTTTTCACGAGCCTCATTCAATCTCTCTGCGGTTTCAGTTCTCAATCTACGAAGGGTATTACGGTCTTCATCTATATAAGATGCTGATATGTAGGTTGAATTTAAGAACTTAATGAAGTTACACACCACGCCACAGTGCTTGGCAGCGGTTCGTTTTTTCCTGTTAGTTTCTTCGCTTGCATTAACAGAAGATGGAAGCGCAGTAATATTGGTGATCAGCTTGCCAGCCATCAGGAAATCCCAAAAGGCATCAAGCTCAGCGATCATAGCTTCTACGTCTTGGTAATCGGTACGATAGAAAGAGTAATCCAGAGAAACACCATGTTTATGTAACCAAAAGTCATAGAACAGCTTGAGAGAGTCCATATAAGATTTTTGGGTGCCAAGTGCTTTTTCTTTTAACTGAGATTCTAGCCAACGAAACGAAAGTAGTGGTGGCATAGTGGTTTGCACATCTAGAATGCACCAGAACTCGTCGCCACATTTTTCAACCTTATACATAAACAAATTAATTCTCATAGATTCAACGACAATGTACAATAATAGACTAGAAGATTTAGCGTTACTAAGTCGATTTCTATGTTTTGTGAGATTAATAATCAACAACTTATTTCGCAGATAATAAGTTGTTGATTATTATATACTTTATGGTAAATGACTTATGTTGAATGAAATAATGAAAGAAGAGTTGGTGTACTAACTTACACTAAAGGTGAATTTAACATAACACACATAATGCGCACTGATATAGTGATTCTTTAGGACTTGCAATCACTAAGGCTAATCCAGCACAAGCCATTGAAATGCTTGATAATCCAAGTCCGTTAAACTTTTTTCCTATGTTCTGCCATAGTGTCTGCGCTTCGTGCGTTTTTGCTTTATCCATCGCTAAGCCAATCAGAGCCTTTTCTTTGTCTTCACCAATAGTTTCAGCAAGCATAAGTATCTGATTTTCATTGAGATAACTTCGACCTTTTCTTACTTCTGTGAGCATTTGAGGGCTTACACCTAGGTCATGAGCAATCTGCTTGTATTGAATGTAGTTCATTTGCTCTTTGTAAGCATCAATGAGCTTGTTTGTGTACATTTCTGCTTTTCCTCTAATCACGCTATTGGACTGATTTTAGTCTTTTAGTACAGATTTTGCTGTGTTGACGGTACAGAAATATCTGTATTTAATCACTACAGAATTTACTGTATCAGACCGCCTTAGCGTTGGGCGTTTGCCCTTGACGCTTTCGCGCTAGGCTTTGGCGGTCGCTCTCTCAACTAGTCAAGGCGTTGCAATGAAAAAACTTTCTACTGAAAATGCGATCATTATCGATACAGAAACTACTGGCTTAGGCGCTGACGCAGAAATTGTTGAGTTCACTGCTATCTGTGCTCACACTGGCAAAGTTATCGTGAACGAACTTGTTAAACCTACATGTTCGATTCCTGCTGACGCAACGGCTATTCATGGCATCACCGATGAAGACGTTAAGGATGCACCCGACTTTCACTTAGTCTTCTCAAACCATTTTCTTCCGCTTCTTAACGGTCGTCCAATCATCATCTACAACTCAGATTTTGATACGCGCTTAATTATCCAATCTTTGGATAAGCACTGTAACGCTGCTTACGTCCAATCCGTTTACGATTTGTTTTTCAAGTTCTGTGTTCCTCAGTGTGCAATGCTTTGGTATGCAGAGTTCTTTGGTGTTTGGAATGAACACCATGAAGATTACAAGTGGCAATCACTTTCCAACGCTTGCGCTCAACAGAATGTTGATGTGTCTGACTTAACGGCGCACCGTGCACTGGCTGATTGTGAAATGACTCGTCGATTAATTCACGCCGTTAACTCACAGATTGAAAACCAAAACAATCAAAGCTGTGACAGCGTCACCAAGCCTAGTTCAGAGGCTTAATCCATGAACGAAGCTCAAATCATCTATTACGACTTGCTGCCTGACTACACGGTGTCTGTGTTGGTCAAAGGTTGCGACGAATGGGATTTGCTTAAATCCATGTCTCATCTTGAGTCTTGGGCTTCGTCTCAGTTCGCTTCTTATGAGTTGGTGTCCATCACCAACACGACCGTTGAACAACGTATCAATATGGGGGTGTTCGATGACTACTGCAACTAACATCCTTAAAAGTTTCGATGAGCAAAGCGTTCATATTGATTACCTGTGTTTTACTTTTGCGGTGAAAGACTTACGTCATTGTCACGATGCGGTTCGTCGATTGCACAAGCATGAGGAATACAAAGGCTTTGCCAAATCTGGACTGTTACAGCGTCACTGTCGTGCACCTAAGTTCCCTGCTCCACCTGTGTTTAATCCGACGGTCGCTCAGACTTCCGACGAGATTGATGCGTACAACAAAGCATTTGATATCTGTTATCGCAATTACTTGGAAGACTGCTTGCGCATCTTCACCAACCAAGTGCTTGGTTTGTCGCTGTCTGCGCCTCGCGGTTTGGGTTTCCAGTTCTATACCGAATCCATGAAACTGACTTCGCCAGATGGTGAGGACTTCTGCGGCTTCGTTGGTATCGGCGGTAACAATGACACGGTGCATTTCCAAATCAACGGGACGGGATGCAAGCATGTATTTGCCCGTCGTCCTACGTGGTCGCTGCATGACTGGCTGACCAATGTGCTTGGTGTGCAAACTCTGGCGCGTGTTGACTTGGCCTATGACGATTACGACGGGATTTTCGATTGCGAATACGCTTACAAGGCGTGGCGTGACGACTGTTTCCGCACCGCAGAACGTGGCCGTGGTCCTGTACTTCATGAAGATATGACCATTGCCAGTATCGGCAAAGACGGCAAACCGATTTACACCAAAGAGCAATACTCGATTGGTTCGCGTACCTCGCGCATTTACTGGCGTATCTACAACAAGGCTCTTGAGCAGAAACTCGCGAACACGGGTCTTGTCTGGTACCGCTCTGAAGTCGAGCTGAAAAAATGGAATGTTGATGTGTTGCTGAATCCAGCTGGCGCGTATGCCGCGCTCAATGATTTTGCTGCGTCAATTTCTACTGCAAAGAAATTCAATACCAAACCTGTCCCGACTAAACGCGCGGCGTTAGACCTGTTGGCCTCTGCGCACTGGATGCGTCGCCAGTACGGGAAAATTCTGAACTCTTTAATCGAATTCCATGAGGGCGACATTGAAACCGTGGTCGGTTCCCTTGTCCGTGATGGAACTAAATTCACCTTCCCCGATACCTACGGCAAGTTGGTGACTCACATATTGGAGACTTAACAAATGGCTAAATCCGTTTTTGTACTTGGCATGGATATCACTTGGAACTCAGCACGTGGCGACAGTGCTCAACTGAACGTGTCACGTCCTCTACGTGAAATCAACTCGGAGAAATTCAAACGCCGCACTATCGGTGAATCGGGTGATGTGAATCCCCAATGGGATCAACCTTTGATGATTGACCATGAATATGCCCTGCTTCTTGAGCGCACTGGTGCTCTTGTTCCTCGCCGCGAATACCAATTGCGCTTGGAGATTAATCCAGAAGACCCATTAGCGGGCGCTATCGTGACTGAGCTTATTCCAGTCGACCAAGAAATTAAGAAGCACTTCGAGGCTTCAATGAAACCCGTTCAAGGCTAAAAAATGTCTGTATGCGTCACCGTCGTTAACCAGTATGGCAATTTGAAAGCAACGAAAACGCCTGTTGCGGATTGCCAAGAATACGTGCTGATTTCGGCGGTGGACTACCAAGAATATAAGGAACCAGTCCTCTTCAACGGTGACTTGTTCCTGTATGTCAGTGGCGTGCTCTTGATCAACATGGTCGTTGGTCACTGGGTGGGTCGTGTTGTTCGCCTTATGAGTAAAAGGTAAATCTTATGAAAAAACTAGAACTTGTTGTAAATAACGTAAAACACGCAGTAGTAAACAAAAAGACCGCAGCTGGCGCTGCTCTTATGGTCGCGTCTGTCTCTCCGGCGTTCGCTGAAGTCGATATCACGGGCGCAATCAACTCTGCGGTATCCGGTGGTCAAGCTAACGTATCACTGGTTGTGGCGGGGCTGATTGGTATGGCTGCACTGGGCTTTGGTGTGACCATGGTTGTTGGCTTCTTACGTCGCTAACGGTTCACCTCTATGCCTCCTTTATCGGGTAATTTACTTGGAGATGTTCTCGCTATCGTTCTAGGTGTTGCCTTTGCGGGGGCATTCCTCCACGGCTTTGTGAGTGGCATCAATACTCACTAATCAACGGATAAAGGGGGCTTCGGCTCCCTTTTTTATTGGTTTTATACAATGAATCACTATCTCCGTTTTTTTATTGCCCTTGTTATTCTATGCGCTAGTCATCATACGTATGCTTTAGAAGCGCGTATTAGTCATATGCAAATGAGGGGTTGTGGCTCTCAAGGTGATTGGGTTGACCCTTACAAGGTAAATACTTGTTTTTTGGATACTGGGTATTTCGACTCATGCACATTTGAGAAGACATCATATGCTAATGCTCGCGATCCCTATCAAACAGTTTGTGATAATGGACTCGGTCTTTCTTATTCTGAGGTTCGTTGTCCAGAAAATAGCGAATTTGACCCTTCAACCTTACGTTGTAAATCGGTTTGTGAATATGGAAAGAACCCTGACGGCACCTGCATGGATGCTTGCCAGTTCAAACAGTCCATTGGTGATACGGTGAAATTGCATTGGCACCCTGCCATATATGGTGAACTGGTGACAGGCGCGTGCTACGGAGACTACGGTGCCACTCGATGCGAAGTGACCAAAAACGAATCCACCATTATTTGTACTGGCGTTCCTGATGGACAGTACACGCCCGACTCTCAATGCTCTCTGCGCTTTGCTTACACTGGTCGTCAGTGTGACGGTGGCACACTTTTCTGGGGTGTGAATGGGCCTGATGAACCCATCATTCCACCGGATACGCCAGAAGACCCAACCCATGACCCCGATGACCCAACCGAAGAGATTGAAGACCCAAGTGTCCTACCCGATGATTCAACCAACACGGTCAATCCCGGTGTCGTTGATGATAAACCGGATGTAGAAGACCCTGATACGGATGAATCGACAGACACGGCAGTCCTTTCTGCTATTAAAGGGCTTAACGTGGATGTGAACAAAGGCATTCATGATCTTAACGTCGATATCAACCAATCACACGCTGACATCACCAACGCGGTGATTGATGTGAAAGGCTCTTTGGTCGATAACACCCAAGCCATTCAAGAGCAGCAAATCAATGACAACAAGATTTATAACAACACCAAGGCACTCATCCAACAGGCCAACGGCGATATCACTACGGCGGTGAACAACAATACCAACGCCACCATTGGTATTCGTAACGATTTAAAAGGGCTTGGTGATTCCATGGGCGAACTCGATAGCAGCTTGAATGCGATTGAGGGTCTACTGACTGGCTCAGAGTTTGGCACACCTACGGGCACCGCTATCACTGGTGAAATCTTCACGGCAGAAGACTTTGCCAACCTGCAAACCACGATAGATGAAAAAGCCGAATCCATCCAAGGCTATGTGGACGACATTAAAGGTTTAATCACTATCGGCACCAACTTCAACAGCGGCACATTAAGCGACAAGTCTTTTAACATCAAAGGCGCAACCGTTGAATCAGGACTACAGCGTTTTGATGCGGTATCGGGTTATGTGCGCCCTGTCGTGCTGTTCATTTGTGCCTTAATCGCCCTTTGGGTTCTGTTTGGTAATCGGAGTAAATAACATGGAATACATCTACTCAGCATTAGAGTTTATTGCCAACATTGGGCAAACCTTTCTCGACTTCTTTGATGTGGCGATTGAATGGATAAAGAACGCGTTTGAATACGGCGCGATGTGGCTTATCTCGGTATGGCTTGATATCAAGATTGCCTCGATACAAATCGCGCTCAAGATTGCGCAGCTGCTGCTCGAAGAATATGGCGTCTATACGCTTGTCGAAGACCGCTTTAATGCGCTTCCCTCTGACGTCCGTTATATCTTGACCGAATACGGCGTCACCTCTGGGCTACGTGTCATCTTTGATGCGTTCGCTACGTCTTTAGTTATGCGTTTCTTTAACTGGTGATTGAATGGCTACTTCATTTCGATACGGTCACGGTGGCTCTTACAAATCAGCCTGCGCCGTGTGGTTTGACTTACTGCCTGCACTGCGTGAAGGTCGAATTTGCATTACGAACATTCATGGCATGCAGCCACTTGAAGTGATTGAACAACGCCTTGGTGAAAAGTTTCCTGATACGGCTCGGCTCATTCGCATTAGCTCTCGCAATCCTGAAGGCTTCGAGCTTTGGAAATACTTCTTCTGTTGGGCACCCATTGGGGCGTTCATCCTCATTGATGAGTGTCAGCAAATCTTCTCGGTCAATGCAGGTTTCAAAATGGCGAACATACACAAGCGCCCTTTCACTGACTTTGAGCCTCACTTACCGGAAGGATTCTCTGAGCTGTTTCACTCTCGTTGGCTAACGATTGATACGTCCAGTTTGGATAATGGCGAGATAGACGATTGCCAGCGCACACGTTTTGATGAGCAAGGACGCATCATCTATCCCGAGAACTTTAACAACGCCTTTATGGAGCACCGGCACTACAACTGGGACATTGTGTTGCTCACGCCTGACTTTGCACAAATCCCGAAAGAGTTAAAAGGTGTTGCGGAGTTGGCCAAGCAACATAAGGGTAAAGATGGGATCTTCTTTTCCAACCGTAAACCGCGCATCTTGGAACATGACCCAACTCGAACGGTCACCAAACCAAGCAAAGACGATGTGGTTTATAACCTCAAGGTGCCGCTTGATGTCCACCTACTCTACGCCTCGACTGTCACGGGGCAAATCACTAAATCGGGGCTTGGAAAGAACATCTTTCTTAACCCGAAATTCTTAGCAGCTATGGCACTGGTAGTGCTTTCATTTGGGTACTTAGTTTATGCGCTTATTGGTATGGTTTCTGATTCTGAGACGACAACTGCGGAAGGAACGCAGCTTCATCAAACTTCGCAGCAAGGTGGCGTTTCGACTTCGCAAGGTCAAGCTCGTCCTGGTCAAAGTGGTTCGCCTGGTTCTGTCATGGGTTCTAGTGGTTCTGGCTGTACGGGTTCTGGTTGCGGGAATGAGTCTTATCATGACGTAGGCACCGTTCCTGCGTGGTTCCCACTGGCGAACTCAGAAAGTATCTATGTCTCTGCCGTGGAACGTTGGCACAAAGCCACCTCGATACACGTCAACGTGCATTTTGAGGTTGTCACACCGCGCGGTGTGACTTACCTCGATGACGGATTCCTAAATAAGTTGGGCGTCAAGATGGAATATCTGGACGATTGCCTCGTCCAGCTGTCTCGAGGCGCATCCAACTTCTATGTCACGTGTTCGCCGTATGAGCAATATGCACAACGGCAGGAGCAAGATATTGAACTCAAACCTGTTGGCGGTTTGTTTAGTGGAGACGAAACCTAA